TAATGCTACTTCAAGTGGTGGAGATTCATTACTTACAGACGAAGAATTAAAACAACTTCAACAAATAGCTGAAGAAGTAGCACAAAATGAGCCTAAGAAGAAATCAGAATAAAGGAATATCATCAGGGGGAATAGGAGGTACTAAAAATCAGTCTTTAAATAAAAGAGTAGCTGACATAATACTATCACCTGACCACCAAGCATATAATAGCCCTGACGATATAGGAGTAATATTTTTTACAGACGTAAAAAATGATGAAGAATTTATTGATTCTACATCGTTACCTAGTGCTAAACCCATAAGTAGAAATAATTTTACTTATCCTAATATAGGGGAAATAGTACAAATTATTGAAGCAACGGGTAATGATTCATACTCTGATTTAGAAGGTAAATTAAATAATAAAGTTTTATATTATGGTCCCGCAGTAAATGTCCATAATAATACGGCTTCAAATGCTCTTCCAACTGAAAAAAGTACTAAAAAAAGATCTTCTAAAAGAGAATCTAATGTAAGTGCTTTTGAATTTAAAAAAGAATTTAAATCTATAAGCAGGGAAATAGCAGCGAGACAATTAGAAGATTATTTACGTAATTTAGGATATACCGCAGGTAGAAGTGATGCTGGGGCTCCTGAATATAGATTATTCCAAAATGCCGAAGGTGATTATATTTTTAGATTAGATGATTCTAAAGATAATAATCAAGTAGCTATAAAATTAGGTACATATTTTCAAGAAAATCCTGAATTACGACCTTTAAGACCAACTGAAGGTGATTCAATACAAGAGGGAAAAACAGGACAAAGAATCAGAATGACAACTACAGGCCCTAGTGGGGTAAATGCTATTAGTAATAATGTAACTGATATAGCTGATGATGGTAACCCTAGTGTAGGTGATCCTGCTATGATATTAAGTTTAGGAACAGGTGAAAATGAAAACGTAACCAAAGATGCTGCTTCTATTTATTTACTTTCAAACCAAAGTATTAATATAGATGCTACTTCTACTAATATTGACTCATTAAGTTCAACATATGAACCTATTAAACCTCCTTTAGAAGAACTTAGTGCACCACCCCCAGTAATAATCCCTCAGGCATTACCTGAAGCCGAATTAAATACCCAACCAATACAGTTTAATTTTGATACTCCTCAAGTAGAAACTATTACATTACAAGAACCCACCCCTATTACAAGTTCAGGAGATCCTGTTTTTGATGCCTTAGATGAATCGGTTGAAGAAGGGTTATTAGAATACGAAGAAGAATTAATTGAAATTTCAGGCACAGAATTTGCAACACCTTCCGTCGAAAATCAACCATATGTTACAATTGGGGGAGAAGATTTAAACCCCGAAGACATTCCTGCTGAAACAGATTATAAAATTATAAATGAAGAAGCTATAAAACTATGGGAAAGGGGAGGTGAACCTATTTTTAAAAATAAAAGAGGAGGTTTATTAAAACTCCCTCAACCAGATCTAGGATTAAAAATGAATAATCGTAATTTAGTAGATAGAAATATTAAATACTTATGCATTCATACAGCGGCTTCAAGCGAAAAATCAAATCCTGCGTGGTTAATGTGGTATTTTCTCACTAAACGAGATGGAAACGGATGGAATACAGGTGGATATCACTGGATAATTAATAGAGATGGTAAAGCTACTCGTTGTTATCCTGATAATGCTAGTACAAATGGGGCTCTTGGTATAAATCAAGAAAGTATCCACCTTAATTGGGTAGGAGGTCGAGATAATTTTGATGCTACTGATTCACAAATGTTTACTTTAGGTAAATTAATAAAAAAATATGTAGAAACTTACCCTAATATCCAAATATTAGGTCACAATCAAATAGCAAATAAACCATGTCCCTGGTTTAGCGTACCACAGTTTTGTGAAAAATTATTACGTAAAAGATGGATAACTAGATTTAATATATGGGGTTATGATGAATATGGAAATAATAAAGATTCATATATAGGTAATCATTTTATTCACAATGGAATAGTGATTCATTTAAAGATACAGCTAATAAAATAAAAGTATAATGGCTACTACATTTACACAAGAAGACCAATTTGTAGGTAAACAAATATTAATTGACAGTGATCGATTAGTATTTAATGGCCGTGATGACAGTGTTTTTTCATCAAAAAATCTTTTTTTATTTAAAACTGATGGCGAATTCCATGTAAATGGTAAAAGTAATATGTTTTTAAATAGCCCTACTGTTTATATAGGCCCTATTGAAAATGGTCAAGATGTTAATATACCAGCTGTTAGAAGTAGGGAATTAAAATTAATATTAGGTGATTTAATAGGTGCTTTAGAAATGTTTTTTTCAATTCAATATCCTAATACATCGGGATTATCAGGCCCCAACCCAGCAGTTAATTTAGGTTTATCACAAACCATTTTAAAGGACTTAGCTAAGGTTAGATCTCGACTTGATGATATGGATAGTAAAAATGTATTTATAAAATGATAAATAATATTACAAATAATATATTAAATAGGGCATCTAGTGAATTATCGGATTCAAAAGATAAAATTTTAGCTCTTTCTAAAAAAAAAGCCCAAGAAAATTTTGATAATAATATACCTTCCCCTGAATCATTTAAAAATGAATTAAACAGTATATCTTCAAATTCCCCTACTACTTTACGTAAAGCCGAACAAATTTACCAAAAAACTACCAGAACTATAGAAAAAGCTATACAAAAACTAGAAGGATCTAAAAGAGAACTGCAAGTTATTAAAGATAAACTTGTAGGAATAGGAGAAAATTTTACATTTTTAAATAACCTTATTGGTCCAGGAACGGTTATAGGTAGTCTTATTGAGGTACTTAAAGGGCTCCCTATATTAATAGATAGCCTTTTAGCTACTCAAGTAACACCTGTTGTAAGTGGTACTATAATAGATAAAGCAGGTGACTTTAAAAAACTAGCTAAAGATAATGTTCAAAAATTTAGTGATATTTCTAGTACTTTACCTACTTTTGAAAATTTCTTTACTAAAGAAACAAACTTATTAATACCCCCTATAGATATAGGTATTTCTAACACACAATCAATAATAAATCAACTAAATATATTATTAGAACAAATACGTACTATATGGACTAATTTTATTTTAGGTTTAAATTTACCCGAATTACAAGATACAACTACGGGAGATGAAAATTCTGACGTTATACTAGGAGGTACTACTTTAGAAGAATATTTATCTAACCCCGATAACCTATCTACAGTAATTACTGATTTAATAATTCCATCAACTAGAAAAGTAAGAGTTGAAATAAGAGAAAACGGACCTGGTACTGAATTATATCAATCTGATATAATAGAAACTACAATAAATTAAAACAATTTATATTTATTAAAAACTAATAACGATGAAAATAAATGCATTCGAAAAAATAATTAGAAAAGTTGTGCGAGAAGAAATAGATCATGCATTAAGACGTGAGATAGCATTACTAAAAGAAGAGTTAGTTACCCAACCAACTCAACAGCGTGTAGTAGAAACTACAAATAATACCCAAGAAGTTGAAGATTTTAGAGCTAAATTAAAATCCCAAATGCCACCTCCTAATTTTAATGGTAATGATAATGCTCTTAATTCACTTTTAAATGAAACTGCAATGTCTCCAACACCGGAACAAATATTTAATGCAAATGACCCCGTAAGTCAATTTGTAAACAAAGATTGGAGTCCAGTAATGAAAGCAATTGAAAAGAAAAAAGAATTTAGACCCTAATGGCTATTAAATTACGTAAACCTATTAAAATAGATCCTGTCGACATTGATGACAAAGTCGCAGTGGGGATACGTTTACCTTTTAATAAAAAAAAGATATTTGATTTAGATTTTACTACTAAAAGACATGCTAAATCAAAACTAATAAATGTGTTACTTACCTCACCTGGGGAAAGATTACACCATCCTAATTTTGGTGTTGGTTTAAAAAATCGTTTATTTCAACAAAATACCCTAATAGCAGGGGATGAACTAAGATCTATAGTTACACCACAAGTAGAAAGATATATCCCAGAAATTACAATAAAAAATATAGCCCTTAAAGACGGAGGAATACAGGGGCATACATTATTCGTAACAGTTAACTACAGTTTAAATAATAATGATGAAGAAGATTCAATTGCATTAAGTTTTACTAACGACAATTTTAATAACGAAGTATAATGGCATACTCAACAGCAAAAAATAATACTAAACCAGTAAGGTATCTGGATAAAGATTTTAGCGATTTTAAATCTGCTTTAATTAATATGGCTGAAACATATTACCCCGATTTATTAAATGATTTTACTGAGGGTAGTCCAGGTACTATGTTTATTGAAATGGCATCTTATATAGGAGATGTTCTTTCATTTTATACTGATGCCCAAATCCAAGAAGTATTTTTACAATATGCTCAAGAAAGAGAAAATTTATATGCATTAGCATATAATTTAGGATATGTACCAGCTGTTACTAGCCCGGCAGTAGTTGATTTAGAAATATTTCAACAAATCCCCGCTAATGGTAGTGGTAATCCAGATTGGGATTATGCTTATAGAATAGAAGAAAATTCAGATTTTCTTCCTAATAATAGTACTAATAATCGTTACATAATACAAAAATCCGTAGACTTTGCTTTTTCATCATCTGCCGATCCTACTGAACAAACTGTTTATTCTCTTGATGGTGGTCAACCTGAGTATTTTCTTTTAAAGAAAAAAGCTAAAGCCATAAGTGCTGAAATCAAAACAGCAACTTTTAATATAGGAAGTGCTGAAAGATTTAAAACAATATCTTTAGATGACAGTAATATAATAGGTATTCAATCTATTACAGATACTGAAGGTAACACATGGACTGAAGTACCCTATCTAGCACAAGAAACTATTTTTGAAGAAGTATCTAACAATGAAGCTTTTGATCCCGATTTACCCCAATATAATAGTCAAGTACCTTATTTACTAAGAACTAAAAAAGTATCTAAAAGATTTATTACTAGATTTAGATCAAATAAAAAATTAGAAATCCACTTTGGTGCAGGATCTACAGGGGGTGATGATACCTCAATTATTCCTAACCCAGATAATATAGGTTTAGGAATAAAAGATGGTAAGTCTTTATTAGATAGAGCGTATGATCCTTCAAATTTCTTATTTACTAAGGCATATGGTGAATCCCCCTCTAATACCACATTAACCGTTAGTTATATGGTAGGAGGTGGCAAAAATGCTAATACTAATGCTAATACTATTAATAGAGTAGGTAACGTATCTATCACGCAACGAAAAGGAAATCTCAGTTCAGGAGTATTAAATACAGCAATAAATTCCTTAGCATGTACTAATCCAGAACCGGCTTTAGGAGGAGGTCCTGGTGATTCAGCACAAGATATTCGCCTTAATACTATGGCTCAATTTGCTGCCCAAAAACGTACTGTAACAAAAGAAGATTATATATTTAGAACTTTATCGTTACCGGTACAATTTGGCAACATAGCTAAAGCTTATATAACACAAGATAATCAAATCTCCTTAGAAACTAATAAACGTATTGCTAATCCTAATGCTTTAAATTTATATATTTTAGGATATGATTTAAATAAAAATTTAGAAACATTATCTTTAGCAGCTAAAGAAAATTTAGCTACATATTTAGAACAATATAGAATGTTAACGGATTCTATTAATATTAAAAATGCTTCAATATTAAACTTTAATGTAGAATTTGATATTAGTGTAAAAAAGGGATTTAATAACGAAAGAGTTTTAATTACATGTATTAATAATTTAAAAACATTTTTTAATATTGATAATTGGCAAGTCAACCAACCTATTATATCAGGAGATGTATCAAATATTTTATATAATGTAGATGGTGTACAAAATGTAGGTAAAATTACTTTTAATAATAAATTTGGTACTAATAGTGGTTATTCTCAATTTAAATACAATTTTGGAGCAGCTACTAGAAATAACATAATATACCCACCAGTAGATCCTTCAATATTTGAATTAAAATACCCAAATAATGATATAATTGGTAGAATAACTAGATAACAATGGCACATTACTTTATTTTTCCCGAAAAGGATACCACAATATATTCCCATCCAACTCATCAATCTACTAACACGGGTATTGATGAAATATTAACTTTAAGAGATGAACAATCTTTTACAGATAATAATTATTATCCTAGTAGAATATTAATTCAATTTAAAAACACTGAAGTAGATAGTGTTATAAATAATATAGTTCAAGATAAAACCATTATTACTGCTAGTATAAAATTATTACAAACTGAACATAGAGAACTAAGTATAGACCAACACTTAGAAATTTTTCCTTTAGCAGAAAGTTGGATAAATGGTACTGGTAGATTAGGTAATGAACCCAAAATTACCGATGGGGCTTCATGGAAATATCGTGATGGAAGTGAAGACTCACTCAAATATAATTCTATAGGAACCTTTTGGAATACCGGTAGTCTCCCTACAGGAGTAACAGGAAGTTTTACTAGTAATGCTCCGGGGGGAGGAATTTGGTATACAGGATCAGGATTTGAAATAAATAGAAGTTATGGTTATAATGATGAATTAGATATATCATTAGATATTACATCCCCAGTCTTAAAACATTATAGTGCTAGTAATAATGATGCTACTTACCCTAATGGAATTATCAATAATGGATTTATAATAAAACGTTCGGGATCACAAGAATTTACAGCTATAAATGATGGGGAATTGAATTTCTTTTCAATGGATACCCATACTATATATCCCCCTTATTTAGATATATCATGGGATGATTCCTCTTATGACACTGATTCAGCTATTCCTGATAAAATATTAAAAACAGGTGAAATATA